CACCTTGTTTGGAGGGGAGGGAACCCGGTGATCACACCTGGCTTCCCTTTTTATGCGCGTAGTGCCAGCCAGGTCATTGACCGGTATACATTCAACCGCCTGAAGGATGTGGTAGAAATCCCAGATGAGGTACAGATGTGCTGCTGCGAACTGGCTGAGACAGAGTTTAACAGGGAGAAGCAGCAGAAGGAATCCGGAGGGAAGACATCGGAGAAGAATGGCACTTATTCAGTCAGCTTTGCCAGCGCCCAGGAATCTGTTGCGGCAACCAGTAGGGAACAGCGTAACATCATCATGAAATGGCTGGTGGATACCGGCCTGTGTTACCAGGGGGTGTGATATGTATACCAATGCGGATGTGACGCTGTACCTGTACGGTAAGGATGGGAAGGCGGAGAAGTACACCAGGATGCCCATAGAGGGTGTGTACTGGGAAGACGTGAGACAGTCCACCTATCTTAAGACTGGCCAGCGGGACGGCACATCCGTCCTTCTGGTCATCCCCATGGAAAGTCTGGACGGTCCCATAAAACTGACACAGGGTAAGGACCTGGCTGTTAAGGGCATCATTGAGGATGGGATAGACTGTAGCAGCCAGGAGGCCATGTCGAAGTCCCTGGCGGCCTTTAAGGCTGCACATGGGTTCGTGACCATAGTCACTGTGGATGAACGGCTGTATGGCAGTGAATCAGTGCAACATTATGAGCTGGCCTGTAAGTAAGGGGGTGGGGGCTGTGGATGTAAAACTGGATATGTTATCAACAGAGGAATTACTTAAACGAAATGGGCTTCAGGTTGGTGGGGATGTCCAGAAGTTAGTGGATAATGAGTGCATGAGATATATGGTGGATTATATGCCGCGCAGACAGGCTGGGGAGTTGGCACATATGATGGTGCTGTCGACGGTGATTGGCTCAGGGCAGATTGACACCCCAGGTCCTTATGCCCATTACCTGCATGAGGGCATCCTGTATGTATCGCCGACAACAGGCAGCCCTTGGGCAAAGAAAAACGAGATAAAAGTCCCTACGGACCGGGAACTGGCCTATGCCGGTGCACCCATGCGTGGCAAGAAGTGGTTCGACCGTATGAAGGCCGACCATAAGGATGACATACAACAGGCAGCTCAGGAGCT